TCCATGATGCAGACACCGACGCGCCTACAAATTGAAGCTGCCGTAAAGCGGTTGGGATATAAGTGGTTTGAAAGCGGCGATTACAATGTCAACATTGTAGGGATTCGCAATGCATCCACAGGCGCCAAGGTTACAAATTTATTCGACGACTGGATTTCAATAAGCTGGAAAGAGAAAGGTAAGTGGTGCTATCAGATTTTTGCAGCTACAACCGAGCCCGGTAAGAAAGGAATGCAGGAAGGCAAAGCCAAGGGCGGTGTATTTATTTTAAAGCCCGGCCAATATCGTGGCTCCCATCAACTTGGTTTGCATCAAGGAAAATACCAAGCATTGCGCCAATGTGGTGCGCTTCGTGGTTATCGCGACGGCGACAGAGATTTAGAGTTTGACTATGTGAATGAGCAGGAAGTCTGGAACGCTGGGGTTAATATCCATAAGGCAGGAACAAATAGCACATACGTTGAGAATTGGAGCGAAGGTTGCCAAGTGTTTAAAGTGGCGCAGGATTTTGACGAGTTTATGGAGGTGATAAATAAAGCGGCCACGATTTACGGCGACCGCTTCACATATACGTTACTACTTAGCAGCGATTTGATTTAGTTTTGCCACCGCTTCCGGTGCTTCGTTCACGTCGCTAATTTCTTCGACGGCGTGCATACCCATCATGATTTCGGGTGCATACAGACGGCCAAAGAAAGCAGCAGCGCGATACATAAGCATAAGTTGCGGCATTGTCTTCCATTTACTGCCTTGTTTAGTCGTCCAACCTTCGGCCGTTGCCATTTCGATGGTGATTAACGGACCTTCCAACAGCTCTCCGGTGCTGCGCTCGGTTGCATAAGCTTGGCAAGTTGTTGGGGTATTTTTAAATTTCAATGCAGTGAATCTTCCCGAGCTGTTGAGCGCTGCGATAATAAACGAGCTGCTCCATGACGGGCGGCCGTGAATGATGTGCAGATTCTGCATAACCATAAGCGGACTGGCCCCGATTCGATGCGCCATTTCCAACGCTACCAGCGTGTTGGGTATGTTGTTTTGATAATCTTTAGGAATCATGGTAGAACTGGATAGGGCTTTCGCCACGCGCTGGGCGTGTTCAAATGATTGCAAGCTGAAAGTTTCAGCGGTTTCAATGGTTGTTATTTCGGTTGTCATAAATTTTCTATTTCTTTTTTTACTTCATTCCAATAGTATAACTCTCCATTGCTTAACATAAATGTAGAATTAGTTAACATTATATTAACCATAATCAATGCACATTCTTTTGTTTTGGTTTTGCTTTCTCGATAAGTTAATAACTCATCAAATTTTTCAACTAAATTTTGTGCTTTTTCTTTTGGTGTCATAAATTTAAATTTAAAGGCATTACTTCGGTGCCGTACTGCGGCCAATCGTTTAACGACATGCAGCGGCGGTATGTTTCAACGTCGGCTTTATAAGCTTCACGGCCTGCTTCAATATCGGAATCAGTTAAATAATACACCGCGCATAAATACGGCGGTGCTTTCTCGATGGCTATCAAAATAAAAGCTTCGGGCTTCGTACCGGTGGCAGTTACGCCGTCTAAATACATGGCCGCCTGCACATGATATCGGTATTTCCTAACGCTGTAAGCGAATCCGCGCGGGCTTGCGTCGTCTGTTGTTTTAATGTCAACGATAAACCCAGAATCGGTAAGCTTATCCAATATGCCGCGGTAAGGTTGGCCGCCGATTTCCCAATCAAGTTGCTGCTCCGATTCACCAGCGCAAGTTAGCAAGTGGTTAGCCATTGGGTGACGCATTAAACTGCGGTGCATGGCTTCGATTTGCGCGTCTTGATCGCGTGTTATTATTTCCTTATCAGCATTAGCCTCCGTAAATTCCTGCCATAGTTGTTTACCTTCCTTGGTTCGGCGGTCTACCATTGGCGCGATGGTGTAACGTTTACCCCATTCGCTTGGTTCTAATGCACGGCAATGAAATGCCTTGCCAAACGTCAGCGCTGGCGTGGGTTCGGGTTCAATGTATTCGCCGCTTAGGTACTTCCACCAATATAGGAAGGGGCTGCGGTGGATTAAATCCAAGCGTGATTTACTTAGGTACTGTAACATAAGTTCTATTATAAAAATCCTTTGCGTCAAAAAAATAATCTGAATCGTTTTTGCCGTAGTTAAAAGCATCCTGTAAGTGTTCGGCTTCCTGCTGCATTGATTCCTGTATAAATTCAGTTATGTAATGCGTCGCGCCCAAGCGTTCAACGGCATACTCAAACACATAATACATGGGAGTTTTAAGTTTCCCAGCGGATAGCTCACGCTTCAAATGCTCCGCTAAATCGCGCTCAATAAATTTACCCCGCATTCGGCCTTCATGCCATACGGTGAACCACCACACGCCATTTATACATGTGCGGCTTAATACTGCTATTTCGGTTTTCATGTTGCAATATTAAAATAAATGTTTTAGATTTGCAACAATGATTAAGGATTTAAAAATATTAGCGAAAGAAAAAGGCCGAACGTTGAGCAGCATCTGCGACGAATTGAGAATATCACGTTCAATAATTCATCGGTGGGAAAAGCGCATGCCGCAGTCATTGGTTATATATAATAGATTGAAAGATGCAATTGAGAAGCTACCAACAAACCGCCATAACTGATATACGGCAGGCGTTCACGCAGCATAGGCGCGTATTATATCAGCTGCCCACGGGGGCGGGTAAGACGGTTATATTTTGCGAGATAGCACGACAAGCCGTTGCCAAGGGTAAACGCGTGCTTGTTATCGTGCATCGGCAGGAACTATTACGGCAAACAATCGCCAAGGTTTCAGCCGCCTGTATTCCGTGGGGGGCAATCGCTCCGGGATATTCGATGCAGTTAGATTGGCCGTTACAGATTGCGATGGTTCAAACAGCGGCGCGGCGCGATATAGGCAGTTACGATTTAATAATATGCGACGAAGCTCACCACGCGGTGGCTGGCAGTTGGCATGCTATAATTGAAACACAACCGCAGGCGTATATATTAGGCGTTTCAGCAACTCCGTGCCGTATGGATGGCAAAGGATTAGGCGAGGCGTTCGATGTGCTGTTAGAGGGCGTTAAAATGCGTGAGTTAATTGAAGCGGGTTATTTATGCGCGCCGAAGGTTTACGCTGCATCGGTGGCCGATGTTTCGGGAGTGCGGAAATTAGGCGGCGATTATAACCGCGGGGAATTGGACGCGGCTATGGACAAACCGAAGATAACAGGCGACGCGGTAGCGGAATATCGTAAGCTTGCGGATGGTAAACCCGCGATTGTGTTTTGCGTTTCGGTTCAACATGCCGAGCGCGTTGCTGATATGTTCAGAGCCGAGGGCTACAGAGCCGAGGCCGTAGACGGCAGCCTTCCAGACGACGAACGGAAGCGCCGCATAAACGGATTGGCAGACGGCAGCGTGCAAGTGTTAACGTCCTGCGATATTGTGAGCGAAGGAACCGACATTCCAGCGGTGGAGTGCGCCATATTATTACGGCCGACACAGTCAGAGGCGTTGTATCTGCAGCAAGTTGGGCGAGCATTGAGGCCTGTACCGGGGAAACAGCACGCTGTTATATTAGATCATGCCGGTAATGTGTTTCGCCATGGGATGCCAACAGCTGCGCGTGAGTGGACACTGGACGGCAGGCCGAAGCAAGCCAAGCAGCAGGCCGTCGAGGCGGTTAGGCAATGTAAGCTGTGTTATGCGGTGCATCAATCGGCATTTTGCCCCGAGTGCGGCGCGAAAGCACCCGAGAAACCGCGGAAGGTCAAGCAAGTTGCTGGGCAGTTGGTTCCGATTGAGGATGTAGAGCGCGCCAAGCGTGAGGCGAAAGTTGAAGTTTGGGGGGCTAAGTCGTTGGAAGAACTGAAAGCGATTGCGTTTCGCCGTGGTTATAAACCCGGATGGGCTTGGCATAGATGGCAGATGTATAATAAAAACAGGGCATGAGACACGGAAGTTTATTTTCAGGAATTGGGGGGTTTGACTTGGCATCCGAATGGATGGGATGGGAAAATGTATTTCACTGCGAGTGGAACGCATTCGGGCAGCGAGTTCTGAAGCACTACTGGCCAAACGCCGAAAGTTTTAACGACATAACAAAAACGGATTTTAAAAAATATGCAAACAAAATTGATATTCTTACAGGAGGATTCCCCTGCCAACCCTACAGCAGCGCAGGCAAACGACTCGGAAAAGAAGACGAGCGCCACCTTTGGCCAGAAATGCTTAGAGCAATACGCGAAATTTCCCCGAGTTTCGTCGTGGGCGAAAATGTTCGCGGCCTCACTAATTGGAACGGGGGGCTGGTATTCGACGAAGTGTGTTCTGACTTGGAAAATCTTGGGTATAAAGTCGCGCCCGTTATTATACCTGCGTGCGGTGTCAATGCCCCACACAGAAGGGAGCGCGTTTGGTTTGTTGCCTACTCCAACAGCAATGCAGGACGGCGCAGACCCAGCGAAAGTAGACGCGAGGAACGCCAAACAGAGAGCCATGGGAAACCCCGAGTTTATTCTAGGGCTAACACAAATGGCGATGAGGGGAATGTTGCCGACGCCAAACGCAATGGACTGGAATACTGGAACGAAGCCAGAAACTTACATAAAAAGAGCAGAGAGGCACAAAGAAAAGGGGGTAATTTTGCAAATGACTTTGAGACAAATGGCAGCAAATCAAACTGGCATGTGTTCCCAACTAAACCCCCAATTTGTAGCGGAAATGATGGGATTCCCAACCGATTGGACGGAATTACCTTTTCTAATTGGAGAAAGGAAAGCGTGAAAGCTTACGGTAATGCCATAGTGCCGCAAGTGGCTTACGAAATTTTTAAAGCAATAACAAAAACAATATGAATACAGAACAATTAACACCAGTGGAAACCTACGCCTTTAAGGTGCTAGAGTTGCTTATGGCTTACGGCCGTAAAGAATTAACAGACGAGGGCCTAGTAAGTGCCGTAGTTAAACTAAAAAACGAATGCCTAGACGCTGAAAAGCGAGAACATCAAAACTGGTTTAATAAGGGCTTCGAGTTTTACCATGGGCAACTTATGGCCAAGACTTTGGTAAGTTAAAAACTTTGCTATATTTGTAGCGTTAACTGAGGTGGGGAGACCTCAAAAAGTTAAAAGAAATTTGCCCTGCTAGAAGGCCTGCGCTCCCCCGCGGCTTTTTGGTGGGGCTTTAATTTTATGGCTAAAGACAAAAAATCATTTATTCTGTACTGTGACCAGCAGGGCGTTTTTAACATGCTACCAGACGAGCAGGCAGGCAAACTAATTAAGCACATTTTTGCTTATGTAAACGACGAGAACCCTGAGAGCGACGACCTGCTTTTAACTATTGCCTTCGAGTCTATTAAAACCCAATTAAAGCGGGATTTAAAGAAGTACGAACACTATATAGACAAGCAAAAAGAGAACGGCAGAAAGGGAGGCAGACCTAAAACCCAACCCTTTTTTGATGAAACCCAAAAAACCCAAGCCTTTTTTTTAAAACCCAAAAAAGCTGACAATGTTAATGTAAATGTAAATGACAATGTAATAATAAAAGAAAATATAAAAGAAAAGGCGGCAAGGTTTACCCCACCAACAGCCCTAGAGGTTAACGCCTACATGCAAGAGCAAGGCATGGAGGACCTGAGCGAAAAGTTTGTAAACTTCTACGAAGCCAAAGGCTGGCAAATAGGTAAAAACAAAATGAAGGACTGGAAAGCCGCTGTAAGGACTTGGAAAAGCAACTACAAAGACAAAGGACCACAAACCACAGTTAAGCCCGTTAAAGCCTCTTTAAATGACGAATAGCGTAGACATTAACCACGACATAAGAATAGTAAAAGCCATAGTAAACGCAAAAGAAGTCTGGAGGGTATACCTAAAACAGAAGCTACACAGCGAACACCCTACCAAGCAGGCAGCGTTTAGAAAG